GGCGACAACGACAAGGAAAAGAAATCGACAAACTGGGTGAAATTTAACGTACATCCAAACCGAAATCAGACCAGCACTGAATTTATCAAGGAGCTTGTAAAGAAGCTCCTGCTCGGTGATGTTTTAGTCGTTATTGTTGATGAACAGTACATTATCGCTGATGACTTTACACTTACGGAAAAGGCGATCGTCGATAATGTGTTCACAAACGTCCGCAAGGGCGATTATACATTCCGCGATAAGAAGTTCAAAGGCTACGACGTGATATATCTTCACTATGGTAATGATGCAATTAATCATATCATACAGGGTATCACGGAAATGTACGAGAAGCTTATCGGAACTGCATCAGACAAATATGCCAGAAGTGGCGAGGAAAAAGGTGTCCTGAGTATCGACCAGGCGGAAAGAGGACGCAAGGACTTTGCAGAGATCTATGAAGATCTTATCAATAACAGGTTCAAGACGTTCTTCTCACGCGGAAATCACGTACTGCCGTTATTTAACGGTTACACCTATACTTCGTCTACGGCCGAGGCAACGAAGAAGTACAGCAATGAAATCACGGACGTGAAAACGCTGTTTGAAGATGCAATTTCGAGGGTAGCTCAGGCGTATAAAGTGCCGGTCGGCCTTATCCGCGGAGATGTTGCCGGGATTCAGGATGCGTATACAATGTTCCTTACGAACTGCATTGATCCGCTGGCCCATATGATCAGCGAGGAGCTTACGTATAAGCTTTATTCGGAAGATCAGATCATTAACGGCTGTGCGATCGAAGCGGATACAACGAACGTTAAGCATATCGATATATTCGATCTTGCAACAGCAATTGACAAGCTCATTGCATCCGGATTCCTCAGCATCGATGAAGTCCGCGAAAAGGTCGGACTCAGAGGATTCAATGAAGAGTGGTCAATACTCCATTGGATGACTCTCAATTACACAACAGCAGAAGCGGCAGTCGCTGCCGGCAAGGAAACAAGCCGACAGGCGGCGGAAAATGCCGATAATGCAGATAAAACTGACAATGACGAAGGGAGTGAAGAATGATGTATGGAGTAAAAAATTCAGCAGCGGAAAGCGACACACTCGACATTTACATTTACTCGGACATTGTTGATGATATCACAGCTACGCTGTACAAATCGGCTAATATCGAGCTTATGTCGGCTGCCAAGTTTCAGAGAATGCTTGACGAAAAGAAAAATGCAAAGCAGATAAACCTTTTCATCAATTCTCCGGGCGGCGACGTGATGGACGGTGTTGCGATTTATGGCCAGATAAGAAGGCACAATGCACACGTTACAGCCTACATTGACGGATGGGCGTGCTCAATTGCGTCAGTTATTCCGATGGCGGCTGATAAGGTGGTTATGAGTGATACTTCCATGATGATGATACATCATCCGTGGAGTGTGGCTGTCGGTAATTCCGACGAAATGCGCAAAGCGGCTGATACACTTGATTCTATCCTTGAAGGCTCGATCATACCGGCATACAAGAGCAAGTGCGGCGACAAGATCTCCGATTCTAAGCTCCGTGAATATCTCAAAGATGAAAAGATGCTCACTGCAAAGGAATGCTTACAGTACGGTTTCTGTGACGAGATCACTGAAAGAAAACCGGCTGAGGATGAAGCAAAGGCGAAGGAAGCAGTTGAGGAAGCAAAGAATCAGGCAAAGATCAGTTATATGAACCGCCTGCACGAAATGTATGCAAGTCTGAAAATGCCTGCCGGACTTTCAGCAGTGGAAACACCAAAGGACGCTGCCGAAAAGCAGCAGGATAATGCGGATGCAAAGGAAAACTCTGAGAACACAGAGAAAAATGATGTGAACGCAGCAGAAAATGCAGAGAACGCTGCCGAAAAGCAGCAGGACGATGTTACCGACATAAATGACGGGAACATGGAAACTGGATCAGAACCGGAAAAGACAGAAGAAACGTCAAAGCCGGTTGAGGATAAAGTTAATGCAAACGAATTATTTATGAAATTACTCAAAGGAGAGATGTAAAAATGACAAATCTTGACGCTACAAAAGACAAGAAGAACGAGCTTTACAATGCCGTAACTGCGGCACTTGCGAGCGGTAACGAAGAGCAGATCAAGGCTGCCGTAATGGATTTACAGGAATTCAACAAGGCAGAACTTAAGGCTATCTACAACGAATATGAAGAGAGCAAGGACGAAGCTGTTCTTGAATCACGCGGAATCAAGGCTCTTACTTCCGAAGAAACAAAGTTCTGGAATAGCTTTATTGCTGATGCAAAGAGACACTTCGGTATTCAGAACTCAGCTTCTGACGGTGTTTACACTGGTATCATGGAGCTTCTTCCAAAAACTGAATACTTCTCAATCGTTGAAGAACTTAAGCAGGAACATCCGCTTCTCAGCGTGATCAACTTCACAAATACATCTGCTGTAACAAAGTGGACAATCGACAACAGCGCAGAACAGCGTGCTACATGGGATGAACTCAATACACCAATTACAACTGCCCTCGCAGGCGGCCCGTTCATCACAGTAGACATGACACTTGCAAAGCTTACAGCATATATCTTCGTTTCAAACGATATGCTTGATCTCGGTCCGAGATGGGTTGCTGCTTACGCAACTACACTCCTTAAGGAAGCTGTATGGCTCGGCCTTGAATATGCAATTGTAGCCGGTAACGGTAAGAAGATGCCTATCGGTATGATGGCTGACTATAAGAAGCCATTCGACGCAACAACAGGTTATCCAACAAGACAGGCTGTTAAGTGTACAGGATTCACAAAGGAATTTTACGGCGAAATGCTTTCTATCATGTCTATCAAGGATAACGGCAGAACACGCGGTATCAACGGCGTACTTCTCGTTGTAAACCCTACCGACTACTTCACAAAGATTTTCCCTGCTACAACAGCACTCGGCCTTGATTTCAAGTACATCAACGGCATTTTCCCTTATCCGACACAGGTTGTACAGTCTACAGCGGTTCCTCAGGGCAAGGCTATCATGGGCGTTGCTAAAGATTACTTCATGGGTCTCGGCAGTGCAAAGGGCGGTAAGCTCGAATACAGCGACGATTACAAGTTCCTTGAAGATCTCCGCACATACAAGATCAAGGTTTACGCTAACGGTCAGCCGAAGCAGTATAATGCTTTCCAGGTACTCGATATCAGCGATCTTGAAGAAGTATTCCCAACTGTTGCTACAACAGACAGACCAAAGAACGCTTACCTTGCATCACTCACACTCGGTGATCTTGAATTCACACCTGCATTCGACAGACTTAAGAAGAACTACACAGCTACAGCTACATCAGCTTCTGCTGCGATCAACGCAACAGCTAAGGATGGCGACGCAACAATCGTTATCAAGGCTGGTAACAGCGTAGTTCAGAACGGCGGCAATGTGGCATTTGCAAACAACGCTGTTACTACAGTAACTGTTACAGTTACAAACGGCGACGCTGAAAGCGTATACACAATCGCTGTAACACGCGGCACTCCTAACCCTTGATCGTAAGGAGTGAAGACCATGCTGCAGTTACCGATTGACGAAACAGAAGCAAGACTCAATCTGAATGTTACGTGGTCTGACGACGATACAGACGCTAAGATCTACTACACATACTCATCGGCAAAGTCGCAGATAGACGACTATGCCGGTGGGGATGTAGATTATAAAACGGACATTCTTGCAAAACAGCTTCTGAAAGATCTTGCAAGATACATCTGGAATGACTGCCGTGATGAATTCGAGTCAAGATTTCAGCACGAGATAATCAAGTTCAGAAACGACAGGATGGTGAGACTTTATGTATCAGAGAGAGAAGTGGGAGAGGGAGAAGAAGACACGCTTTCAGACGTTTAACGATGGTGTGTGTCACATTTACAAGCTTGCAGATGTAAGCGTTCCCGGATACAAACCACAGCTCAGACCAAAGTGGTACAGGTCATTACCGTTCGGTTACAAGACAATAGGCGTCAAGCGTAACTATGAGGCTATGCAGGCCGCAGTAAGGCTTGACGAGATGATAAGTATCCCACAGAACCGTGAGATATCACCGCAGGATATCGTTGTTATCGAAGGTGTTCAGTACGATGTGAAGCAGGTGCAGCACAAGAACGACACAGCACCGAGGACGACACTGATATCATTACAGAGACTGGAGGAAGTATATGACGATCTCGGAATTCGTGGCACTTCTTCTTGAAATCTGTCCGGCGGTATATCATCATGAAGCTTTTCAGGAAGCGTCGGAATTCATAGTCTGGGGAGAGATCGGCGAAACGTACACTCACGCTGACAATGTGCGTGCAGAAGACGGAATTCTTATTGCCGTCGATATTCTCACAAAGAAGGAATTCTCGGACGTTCCGGGAAGGCTTAAACAGATTTTCAGGGAGAATGAGATAATTTATAAAGGCCCGGACATTGTTTATCATCCCGATACTGAATTCACTCAGTACGCATACACAGTGGAGTTGATCTGAATGGCAAAACTTACAGTAAGCGGTCTCGGAGACGTGATCAAACAG